ATGAACCTTTTCAAGATCCTGGGTGGGTTGGGAATCGATCCGAAGGACGTGCTGCAGAACGTGCTGCACAACGCCTCTCCGGGGCTGGCGAAGCCGCCGCTGATGCAATTCTTGCGGGAGCGAGTCAGCGACACCGGCTGCCAGAAGCTGGGCCGGCTTTGCTCGATGGCGGGGGAGAAGCTGCAGAAGCTGGATCGGGAGGGCGCCGCGGGGGACCTGGCGCGCATTGTGGGTGAGATCCGGTTCTTCTGACAAGAGGGAAGATCCGAGAAGACAGATGTCGGAGGAGAGGGGTATGGTGCTCGATCCGCTGCAGCAGAAGACGCTGCAGGTTGCGAAGGGAAAGCTGGGGCAGCGGGAGGCCACCGGTCGGAACGATGGAGCCTTCATGCGTCTGCTGCAGCGGTGGGCGGCCAAAGGGTATAGCTGGCTGGACAATCAGCCCTGGTGCGTGATGTTTGCCACCTGGTGTATCCACGAGGCGTGTCGGACGCTGGGGCGGGCGAGTCGTATTCCGGAGCGGGCCAGCTCCAGCCGGTTGTTTGCGTGGTACCGGCGGGAGGGGTTGCTGTTGGCGCGGCCAATCCCCGGGTGTGTGGGAATGGTGCGCGCGGGGCGGCGTACGGGCAGCGATGGCGGCGGTCGTGCCGGCGGGCTCACACATTCGCACACGTTCCTGGTGCATGACGTGCGCAATGGGATGGTGGTTGGCGTGGATGGGAACTACCGGAATGCGGTGGGGTGGAGCAAGCGGCCGGTGGGTGATTGTGATTATGGGCGGATCTGTTGAGCGAGGGTTCAGGGTTCAGGGTTCAGGGTTCAGTAAGTTCCGGGTTCCGGTTCGATGCCAGTCGTGGAGGTTGACGGGAGATCGGGGGTTGCGGTGCGGCGATTTCTGGTGCAGGTGGATGGGGTGACGTTGGGTGAGGGGGTGGAGTTTTCGAGCGGGGCGTGTGCGGCGTGGGTTCGGGGGGAGTTGGGGTACGTGGCTTACTTCTCGTCGCTGGAGGCGGTGGAGGCGCGGCATTGCGGGGGCGGGAATGCGACCCTGGTGGTGTTGGATTGAACCGGCGCGGCGGTTAAGAGTGGTCGGGGCTACGAACGATCGGGTGACACGTTGTCAGGAAAAATAGTTCAAGTTGGTGCCTAACGGTCATTGACTTGGCGCCGGACGTCGAGCTGGTTGCTTCGCACGACGGAGCCGATTCGTGATCGTTGCTTCACCCCAGCCCTAGCCTGGTCGCTTGACCCTCCCGCGTTTAGCGCCCGCCACTGGCCTTTCACGCTCCCGATGGTCGCTAACGGCTCAGTGCCGAGTCGCCGTCGAGAGGCCCTCTGCCCGCGGTTTGGCGCCTGGTGCTCTGCCGGACTCGTGGTGGAACGGGTCAAGCGACCAGTCGTCGAGCTGCCCCCTGCTAGGGGGACCACAGGTGGGCGCGCCCCGCGCCCGGCTGGAGCCGTGGTTCGGAGTGCCTGGGAGGGTCATCGGGTTGTTCTGCGCCATAACTCGCGTCACTTTCATGGAGGGTGCGCGAAGCGTATGGGTCTTCGTTACGCGGGTTGTTGATTGGGTGAGGGTCGGAGCGTGAGTCGGAGAAATGGCAGGGACGCCTATGAACGTTTGTCAACGCGTCGGAAGCGGTTTGTGGATCTCTACCTGGGGGAGGCCAATGGCAATGCGACCAAGGCCGCGACGGGGGCGGGGTACTCCAAGCGCTCTGCCGCCAGCTTGGGATCCAAGACCTGCGCGAATCCGGCGGTGAGAGCGGCGATTAGCGAGCGATTGGATGAGCTTGCGATGACCTCGAAGGAGGTGCTGGGGCGACTGGCGGAGCAGGGTCGCGCGCTGTACGCGGACTTCATTGACGAGGCCGGCATTGTTGACCTGAAGGCGCTGAAGGCCGCGGGGTTGATGCGGCTGGTCAAGAAGATCTCGGGGGCCAAGGCGGAAAGCCGGGTGGTGGAGTTCTACGATTCGCAGTCGGCCCTAGTGTGGGTGGGCAAGCACCATCGGTTGTTTACCGAGAAGGTGGAAGCCGACGTGAAGCTGACGGGTTTTGAGGGATGGTCGGACGAGGAGTTGGACGTGTATGCCCGCACTGGTAAACGCCCACGAACTGCTAGAACGGGCGAGGGCACGGCAAGAGGGGGAGCGCCGGCGGGAGGAGCAGAGTGCGAGGAGCTGGAAGGCTGCGAACCCGGGGCAGGCGACAGCGATGGCGCATCCTGACAGCCTGCTGCTGATTGGGGGGAACCAGTCCGGTAAGACGTGCACGGGTGCGGTGAAGACGATCCGCCGGATGATCGGGTGGGACTCGCCGGTGGCGAACCGGGTGTGGTGCATCTCGCAATCGCTGCCGGGGGCCACGGATCAGCCGCACACGCAACTGGACACCGTACGAGAGTGGATGCCCCGCGACGCACTTAGGGGCGGATCGTGGGCGAAGTCCTGGTCACCGGGGGCGCGCGTGTTGACGCTGGCGAACGGGCAGAAGGCCGAGTTCAAGAGCTACGATCAGGACTTGCTGGCGTTTGAGTCGGCGGCCGTGGACTACATCTGGTTCGATGAGGAGCCAACGCGCACGGAGATCTTCACCTCCTGCTTGCTGCGAATGGTGGCGCGGGGCGGCCGGTGGTTGATGACGCTGACCCCTGTGCTCTCGCTGCAAGGGAAGGGCGCCATTGCCGAGCAGCTCTGGGAGGGGCGTGAAGATCCAGGCGTGGATTACCAGTGCGTGCAGCTCTTCACGGCGGACAACCCATACCTGCCCCCGGCGGAGGTGGCAAAGCTGCAGCGGCTACCGGATGAAGAGCGACAGGTCCGCCTCTTCGGCACATTCGCCAGGGTGGGAGGCCGGGTGCTCTCGGAGTTCGATCCGGGTCGGCATTTGGCGCGCGTGGAGTTCTTGCCGCCACGGGAATGGCGGCACTACCTGGTGATTGACCCCGGCTGGAACAAGGCCGGGCATCTTTTCGCCGCCGTGGACCCGGGTGGGCGGATCTGGCTGTATGCAGAGCACTACCAAGGGGAATGGCGGCCGGAGCAGCACATGGCTGTGCTGCACGCGATGTGGTCTGCGTTCGGCCGACCCGATTACGACGTGCTGATGGACCCTGCTGGGTTCTCTATCAAGCGCACAACGACCGGAAGGGAGAGCCCGAGTGATGCGGCAGAGTATCTGGCGGCGGCTACGCGCCTGGGTGCTGCGTGGTTTAACCCCCGGCCCGCGAACAATGGGGACGCTTACGCCTGGCGGGTGAAGCGGTATCTGCAGGCCGATTTGCTCCGGGTGTTCCCGAGCCTGACCTGGTGGAGGTGGGAGCAAGAGCGATGGACACGGCAGCGGGAGCGGGATGGAGTGGCGGCGCGCGAGAGAGCGGTGCCGGATCGACCAATCGACCGGCACAACCACCTGATGGACCCGACGCGGTACCTCTGTAACGAGCTGCCCGATCCACTACCGCATCCGGAGCCGCAGCCGTTTTCGGCGGCGGCGGAGCATTGGCGGTCGGAGTTGGAGGAGGGGGGGCGGGAGGGCGGTTGGGTGTAAGCGCCTCTCCCTACGCGTTTGTGGCAACTCATAAGTAATCCACCTATCATTTCAGGCAGATAAAGATAATGAGAAAGATCCGAACCAACGCAGGTCGTGGACATGCGGTTGGGTTGGCAGGCCGGTAGGAGCCCTCTCTCCGGCACCCGGCCCAAGCGGTGGGAGAAAGGGTTGGGTTTGGGGCGCAGGATGCGTGGCTGCTGAGTGAGCGAGAGGTCCGGGGCTATGGAGCAGGTTGTGGCGCTGGTGGTGTTAGGAGCGTGGATGTGGCGGGAGCGGGAGCATTCGCGGGAGCGGCATGCGCTGTGGGAGCGGTTGTTGGGGGTGTCCGTTCCGTGTGGTGGAGCGGGAGGTGGAATGCGGGCTCGTGCATTTGGGGATGCGGCGGAGTGGGAGATCGAGCAGGAGCGGGTGGCGCTGGACGGATGATAGAGGATTGAGGCTGAAGAATGAACCTGGGATCGATTGCGCAGAGTTTGGGGCTGCGGCTTCCGGGAAACGGTGGCCACGGGAGGGGCGAGACGTCGGACACCGGGATTCAGCCGGAGCCACGCCGGAGCGACGACGACGTGTTGTCGCTGGTGCAGAAGCGGTTTGGGTATGCGCGGGACGCGAAGCTGGACATGCTTGAGACGTGGGCGACCTCTCTGGCGTTCTTCGTGGGGGAGCAGTGGCGGCAGTGGGACGACCGGCAGCAGAGGCTGGTGAAGCAGACACGGATCCCGAGCTGGCGGGTGCTTCCAGTCTACAACCAGCTACCGGGCATCACCGACCTGGCGGCGGCGAAGCTGGCGAGGGCGCGACAACTGCCGCGAGCGCGACCGGACGACGCCAACGATCCGCGTGACCAGGAGCGGGCGCGGCGCGGCACACAGGCGCTGCACGCGTGGTGGCACCACGAGGAGCTCGATCTCCTGGAGCACGAGGCAAACGTGGGGCGGATCATCCTGGGGAGCAGCTTCTTCCACCTGTATTGGGACCCGCATCGGCTGGCCAAGATTCCAGTACCGGATCCGGTGTCCGGGGCGGTGCAGGCGCGGTACGGACCGGTGGGACAACTGGGAGTTGAAGTACTGACGCCATTCGACGTGTTCCCGGAGCCGGCGGAGCATTGGCGGGACGTGTCATGGTGCATCGTGGCGCGTCGGCGGCCGCTGCATTGGTTTCGGTCGATGTTCGGACCGATCGGCGCGAAGGTGGAGGTCGACAGCGGCGACGCTGAGGGGGCGTTCACCGGCTTGATCCCGGGGAGGGACGGTTCGAGTCAGGGATCGTCGAACTCCGGCGGTGTCGGGAACGGTGCGCCGGAGGGCGATGGGCAGGCGACGCTCAAGACGTATTACGAACGACCGTGCCGCTCCTACCCGAAGGGTCGGACGGTGATGGTGGCGGGGAGTCAGGTACTGTTCCAGCACGATTCGCTGCCGCTCCCGTTCCTGGGTCTGAAGAATCCGCTGCCCGTCAAGATGCTGGGATACAGGCACGTGCCGAAGCGGCTCTGGCCGAAGGGGCTCATCGAGGAATGCGTGAGCCCGCAGCGCGAGCTGAACCGAGCGCGGGGAAACATCTCGGAGTGGCTGCGGCTGCACCGCGGGCCGAAGTGGTTCCTGGACAAGGCGTGGAAGGTGGACCCGAAGGCGATCACGAGTGCGCCGGACGAGGTAGTGGAAGGGAACTTCAACGGGAGTGTCCCCCACCCTATTCCTCCGCCGGGGATGCCGGGCTGGCTTGCTGCGCTACCTGAGTCAGAGCGCGAGGAGATGAGGCACCTGGCCGGCCAGCACGAGGTCTCCAACGGGCAGGTGCCCGCGGGGGTCTCCGCAGCGAGCGCGATCCAACTCTTGCAGCAGAGTGAGAATACGCGGCGCTCCTCGCCGGCGCTGCTGGGTAAGGCGGGTCTGGAAGACACGGCGAAGCACGCCTTGACGGTGATGGCGGAACGGTATCGCGAGCCGCGGATGATTACGGTGCCGGGCCGGCACCCGGGCGCGGGGCAGGAGCAGCAGACCGCGATCATCCGGGGCGAAGAGATTGGGCCGTTGGAGGTGGTGGTCGAGTTGGCCGCGGGCGTGGAGGACAACGACGCGATCCGACAACAGCAGCTCTTCGATTGGCTGAAGGCGGGGCTGTTAGAGCTGACAATGAGCCCGATGGGGCCGATTCTGCTACAGATGCTGCGGGACGTGGGGCAGGGCTGGATCGCGGATATTGTGGACCGGCATGGCCCGCAAATGCAGGCGCAGATGAAGCTGCAGGCGATGGCGCAGATGGTGCCGGGAGTGGGGCAAGGGCAGGGGGCGGGGCCGTCGGAGGGATCGCCGGGGATGGGACAAGATTAAGAGTAAGATCCTGTGTCTTTTGTGGCGTAGGGCGGGCCCTCTCTCCGGCCTGCGGCCGCCGCCGCCACGGCCCAGGGGGCACCCCGGCACCCGGACCATGCGGTGGGAGAAGGGGTTGGGGCGCTGAAGTTGGTTGGCCGGAGTGTCTCTCCGGGCTGCGGGTTTGGGTTGGAGGCGTTGGCTGGTGCCGGCGCCTCTTTTCTTGTTGAGGAGAGTTATGGACGGTTTGATGACAGCCGATACGGCTGATGCCGTTGAGTATGCGGGTGCCGCTGGGGGGATGTCTTCTTCGTCTCATCTAGCGGACCACACTGATTGGGAGGGTTGGCTTTCCGAGCATGGGACAGCGGCGGAGCCTGGCGGGCGGGGAGAAAGCACTCATTTTGATCCGCAAGATCCATCGCATTCCGCGTATGGAGCGACGACTGACCCGTACGATTCCACGGAATCGGGGATGGGGGACGAGGCGCAATCGCAGGGGTATCCGGCTATTGATGGTTGGCAGGACTCTATTCGACAGCTTGCGGACTGGGGAGTTACGCCGGAGCAATTGGCGGCGGAGCTTCAGGCGATGGCGGGTGACGCAGCGCAAGAGCGTGGATATGGGCAGACGGCGCAGCCCGGTCCTGTGTCCGCCGAGGAGCAGTTTGCGGGGTGGTTGACGCAGCGGGACGTGAACCCGGAGGAGTGCACGCGGGCGGAACTGGTCTCCCTGGAGGGCGCCTGGCGGCAGGAGCAGATGCTGGCTCACTATCACCAGCAAACGGCCGCGGCCCAGGAGCATGCTCTGCGCGCGCAATGGCACGCCGATCTTCAAGGGGTCGAGGCCGCGTTCCCCGAGTTCAGCAACCCTGTGCTCCGGGATGCGCTACTGAACCTGTATGAGGGGCGGTATGGGATCGACGCGGACTATGACCAGCTTGCAGGAGTTGCAGAGGAACTGGCGGGGACGATCCGGTCGGTGACTCAGGCCGAGCTTGCGAGGTACGCGCAGAACAAGCAGGCGGACGCCATGTTTCCGGTGTTTGCCGGGGGCAGCTCACCGGCACCGCATGGAGGCATCGACTTCCACCAGTTGAGCCCCACGATGCAGCAGGAGTACCTCGAGAGTCACTTTGCGGCGGTGGGAGGAGGCTAGCCGCGATGGGGACGGAACGGGAGGACCCCAAGATCAAGATTAAGAGTAGGAGTGAGAGTAAGATTAGCCGCATTGAACGCAAGCAAGATCAGGCACACAGATCTCTCTTGCTTGGCGAGGCGTCAAGTTAGGCATGGGCGGGGTGGAGTGAATCCGTTCCGCGAGGGGCGTTGAACCGGGTGGACCGGTCGGCGCCCCTTTTTGTTTTGGAGGAAAGGACGGGGGACGTGTCGAGTAATCTGACAACTCTGGATAGCCTGACGAAGAACGTGTATCTTCCCGGGCTGCCCAACTGGGTGAACCTGCGCCGGCCGCTGTTTGGACGGCTGGAGAAGGTGACGAAGAAGCAGCGGTTCCGGGGCCGGAAGTTCGTCTTTGCGGCGCAGGATGGGCTGCCGCAGGGGGGCGGCGCCATCAACGAGAGTGAGACGCTGCCGACTGCCGGTAATACCTCGGTGGTCAACATGGAGCTGGCGATGAAGTACCACTACTACGTGGCGCGGCTCTCGGCGCAGGTGATGGACGCGGCGAGCAGCGACGTGGGGGCATTTGCCGACGCGGTGAAGACGGAGCTGAATGGGATCCGCAACCAGCTCGAAGAGGACCTGGCAGTGAGCGGCCTTTTCGGAGACGGCTCCGGCGCGATCGCGGAGGTGGCATCGTACTCGAGCACCACGCTGACGCTGAAGGCACAGCCCACGGTGGGGCAAAACGGCGCTCGGAACCTGCGGAAGAACATGTATGTCCAGAGCTGGGCGGCGAAGACCGGGGGGAGCGTGGCGGCGGATCACAAGTTGATCAGCGCGATCCCGAGCACCAGCACGGCGACGGTCCCGACCAGCGCCGGGTTCTCCGCGAACAACTACGTGTTCCGATCCGTAGGGGCCGGCGTGGACCCGCGCGGCAAGGTAATCATGGGCCTGCGCGGGATTGTGGACGACGGCACGGTGGTGGACGGTTTCCAGAATCTGACCCGGACTGGGAATCCGTCCCTGAAGGCGAATGTCCTGGGGAACAGCGGTACGCTGCGAGCGTGGACACCGGATCTGATGGACGAGGCGGCGATGGAGAGCGCGCTCAATGGCGGCGGCAAGACGCCGACCGCGATCTACAGCCCGATTGAGATCCAGCGCCGGGCGGCGGCCTATCTGCGCTCCGACCGGACGTACGACATGTCCGTGAAGACGCTGGACGGCGGCTACAAGGGAGTTACCTGGACGACGCCCGACCGGCAGCTCCCATGGTTCTGGGACCGCTACTGCATCCCGAACCGGGTGGACTTTGTGTGCGAAGAGGACCTGTTCCTGGCGATCCAGCAGGACGTAGGCTTCGCGGACAACGACGGCCGGATGTGGCGTTACACGGACCGAAAGGACGAGGTGGAAGCGTGGCTGCGGACCTGGCGCAACCTGGGCGCGCGGGCGTGCAACAACCACACGAGCCTGCGGGATATCTCGCACACGGCGTAGGCTTCGTGCTTCGCGGCGTCAGGGGCCGGGGGCCGGAGTTCGGAGTTTCGGGTTCCGAGTTCAGGGGCTACGGTTCAGGGTTCAGGGGGAGCACGGGTCATGGGTCAATGGGAAGGGCGTTGACCCAGTGACCCGTGTCTCGATGCCCTCCGGGGGAGGGGTTGGGAGGGGCTGCTCCGGTGGGGGCGGCCCCTTTCCTCATGTGCTGTATAGGAGGGCGGATGGGGCACGCGATTACGGGTGGGCTGAAGGGGCAGGGGCGAATGCTGCCGGTGTGGCTGGACACGGCGGACCCGGAGGCGGCGAAGGGATCCACGCGAGTGCGGACCGTAGACCGGAATCTGATTGTGGGAGTGGACCGGCGGCGAGGTGTGTTTCAGGTCTGGGGCCCGTCTTTGAGCACGGGTGGATGGGTTCCGATCTGCGATTGCCAGGACGATGGCGGCCGCCCGTTTCGGGGGACCGTGCCGTGGGAGGTGGTGGTTAGCGCATTGGTCCAGGCGCGTGGCGGCGAGCTTTCGGCCGACGTGGTGGCTCGCCACAACGAGAAGCTGGAGCAGAGCCAGGAAGCGGAGTTTGACCGTCGGGTGGACGAGGGAGCGCGGTTCTACGCACGGGCTGTGGCGGGAGAGCGAGAAGGCTGGGGACGGTGGGATGCCGCGGACGTGGAAGCGGCGTACCGTAAGGCGGTCGGCCAATAACCGCCGGCAGCAACGGGCAGAGGATCGAAAGGCGAGAAATGCAAGAGACGGAGATGTTTCTGGTTCGGGCATCGGATGGCCAACCGAAGCGCTGGATGTGGGATTCGCAATGGCATGCGCTGAAGCCGGGCGAAGAGGCGGTGCTGCCAGCTGGACCGGCGTTCCAGGCGGTGGCTTACTACACGACACGCGACGCAAACGGCGAGAAGGTGAGCACCGTGGAGACGGTTCCGTTTGCCGGCGAAGTGAGGCTGCAGCCACTGGTAGCTGCTCAGTCACCGCGGTTCGCGGACGAGGACGGGGTGGAATATGGCAGCCTAGCGGAGCTCATCGCCGCGGTGAAAGAGCGGGTGACCCGGTCCGAGGCGACCCCTCCCGGTAGGGGCGCGTAAGGGACCGTCTAGTGCTCCAATTCGGCCTTCCTGGAGGTTACCGGAGTGGAGTGGGAGAGTGGAAGAGTGGGGGATCGGAGGGTGGCGGCTCCGTTTGACGGGGCCAGCGGTGGAGCGACGGCAGACGGTCGGAGTCGAGACGACGAGGGCGGGAGCGGATTCGCCCGTGAAGCTGGAATGGGGAGTGAAGGATGAACCTGACAACGCTGATACAGACGGCGAAGGGGCAATACGGGCTGGCCAGGGAGGCGACGGAAGACGGGTTGTTCACCGACGCCGTGATGAAGGACGCGGTGAACGGGGCGCACAAGGAGTTCGCCGCGGTGGGGCGCTGCTACTATGGGACTCTGTCCAGTGCGCTGGTGGTAGGCCAGGTGCCGTACGCGCTCGACGCGACGGTGATTGAGCCTGATGTTTACAGTTTTCGGTCGCGAGCTGGCGCCGGGGGCGAGTGGACGGTGCTGACGTTCAAGCAGAAGCGGACGCTGATCAAGGACCACGGCGCTGCGGAGGGCTGGGTCAACGGGTCGCCGGCGAACTTCTTCCTGAACCCAGGGAGTACTGCGGGCAACGCGAAGCTGGTTAACGCTTATCCGCCGCCGTCGACCACCTATATCCACACGACGACGCTGGCGGAGGACCTCGACGATTCCGAGACGGCGGTGACGGTCACCGACGGGACGAAGTTCGCAGCGGGACAGGTGATACAGATCGACTCCGAGCGGATGTATGTCTCCAGCATCAGCACCAATGACCTGACCGTGACCCGTGGCTATCAGGGTACGACCGCCGCAATCCACAACACGGGCGTGACCGTTGCCCGGCCCGACAATCTGAAGTACGAGGCATGGGTGTATCCGGCGGACCTAGCGGAACCGACCGACGAGCCGGTGCTGGCGTCGCACGAGCACTGGCGGCTGATTCCATGGATCTGCCACCGGATGGCGCTCATCGAGCTCTCGCGTGGGCGGCCCGGGGCGGGCGAGCTGGTGCAGGGCTGGTATGCACTGGCGCTGGACGTGGCGGAGGAGCTTCGTGAGATCTATCGCCGTGGGATGGAGGAGCCGCCTCGGACGGCCAACGTGGGTAGCTCCGCGGTGGAGGATGCCACGCTTCGGCGGATGAGCTTGCTTCGGCAGCGGCGAGGGGGAGGGGGCTAAGCGGGTAGCTGGTTTGCGAGCCACGCGGTTCAAGTAAGATCGGCCGGGGGACCCCAAGAGCAAGATTGAGAGTAGGAGTAAGAGCAAGATAGGCTGCATGGAAGTCAAGCGAGTAAGGGTTCGAGCCCGTACCGAAACAGCCTGACAGAGCCCCAAGGAGGGGCTTTTTTCTTGCTCCTAATCCTTCTCTTTGTCGGCCTGGGCCCTCTCACAAGCCGGGGGGAGCGTGGTCACGTGTGTCTTCCCGCGCCTTCGCTCTCCGGGGCGAGAGGGGCGGTTCAAAGGAACCAACGCAGGGCGGAGTAGGGACGCAGGGATACGGAGCGGTAATGCATGGCTACCTGGCAGCAAGTGTTTGATCGGGCGAAGCGGCGGTATGGGTTGGCGACGGATGCGGAGGACATGCTCCTGGTGGATGGCCTGTTCAAGGACCGGGTGAATGAGCTTCTCAGCGAGTTGGCGCATGTGGGAGGAGGATGTCGTGAGGAGCTGACGCTGGACCTGCCGACGACCCCCACCCTACCGCTCTCTGAGCGGGTGATCCGGATTGTGGACGGAACCGTGCGGGTGGATCACGACGGGGACGGGAGCTTCGAACAGGAGCCAAAGGCGGTCCAGGAGGAGGAACTGCGGGCCGAGCACGGGGTGCTGGAGAACCAGGCTGCCGGTGCGCCGCAGCATTACTACACGCAACGGGGCGCAGTGGCCGGGCAGATGTTGAACCTGGTCCTGTTTCCACGGAGCGACGTGGCGCGGCCCAATGCGGTCAAGCTCTGGGCGCGCACCACGCCGGCGCCGATCTACGAGCCCGATGACGAGTTGCCGCTACAGCAAGGGGAGGAGCGGTTTCTGGTGCCGGGGATCTGCCTGGCCCTGGCGGAAGCGGAGGCCTCCCGTGGAGGGCAGCAGGCGCCGGTGGCACTCTGGGACGCGCGGTGGGAGCGGGCGCTCCGCGACTACGCGGACCTGGTGGAGGATGGGCTGCGGGGTGACCAGCGGTGTCTTGGGCACGCCGGGTAGTTGTTCGAGTTTCGGGTTCTGGGTTCGAAGGGGTCGGGGTTCTGGGTTCAGGGGCCGCTTGCCAGCGCGCGCGGTTCAGATTGGCCAGGCTTGGAGTTGGTGGTGGAAATGGGGGTGAGTGATGGGGATCGAGAATGCGCATGACCGTGGGCCGCGGAAGGTCTGGAAGGTGGCGGATGGCTCGTTTGCGGAGGCGGTGGGTGGGGACGTGGGGCATGACGGTGCGGATGACGGCGCGCCGCTGAAGATTGGGGGCCGGGCTGCTGCATCGGCTCCGACGGCGGTGAGCGCGGGGGACCGCGTCAACGCTTATTTCGACACTAGCGGTCGGCAGGTCGTGAAGCTGGATGAGCCGCTGCCGGCGGGTACGAACAACCTGGGTGACGTGGACGTGGTCACACTGCCCAAGCAGGCGACCGTTGTGGCCAGCTCGGAGGACGTGGACATTGCCGGGAGTACCGATGAAGCCGCCGAGATCAACTACGCCGCAGCTGGAGCCGGCGTGGCTCACGTGATTACCGGCGTGGCCTGGAGCTACGACCTGGAACCGACTGGTGGCGAGCTGAAGGTGGAGAACGGCTCCGGAAATACCGTGTTCCGCGTGGCGGTGAGCAGTAAGGGGCCGGGGTTCTTCGTGTTCCCGCAGCCGAAGAAAGGGAGCGCGAATACGGCGATGATCATCACCCTGTCGGCGGGCGGCTCGGGGGTAACCGGTTCCGTGAATGCGCTCAATCATTGGACGGAATAGGGTTCAGGGTTCAGGGTTCAGGTCAATGGTCAATGGGTCAATGGGTTGATGGGTCAACGATCAATGGGTCAATCAGGCATTGAGTTAGCGTGATGGGGTCGCTGTTGCCGTTGGGTGGTTGAACCGGACGCGGGTTGGGTTGGAAGCGAGGACCGATGCAAGCGTTGAGAGGGCTTTCGGGGCTTTCGGGATTGGGAGGTGGCGAGGGCGCTGGTGCGCCCGAGCCACCCGGTTCGCTGGTGAGTAGTCCGGAGCCGCCGGACGATGCGACGCCGACACTCGTGTGGGACAGCGTGGCCGGCGCCACTTCTTATGAGTTGGAGCGGATGTTCGATTGGCCGGCGAGCTCGTGGGATGTGGTGTCGGGCTCGCCATTCGCGGCTCCGACCACTTCGTTCACGGAGCCGGTGCAGATTGCAGGTGGAGTGTACAAGTGGCGTGTGCGGGCTGTGAACGGCGTCGGTGAGAGCGAGTGGGCCTACACGCCCGATCCCGGTTACCTGATCCCGGCCTAGCGGTGGATGAGGGGCTGCGGTAGCGGTGAAGAATGGGAGAGTGGGGGAATGGGAGGACGTCCGTTAGGGCTCGACTGAAGTCGGCCTAGGCTGACTGGGGGGCACGAAGGTGCGCGGGTCCGGCGATCTGTCGCCCTTTCAGGGTTGGCGTGGGACGGCTGTAGAGGCCAGGGGCTTGCGCCCCTGGCTATTGGCTATCGGCCTTCCAGGCCTGGCGCCATGCCTGTTTCCTAGGGCTTGCGAACGAAACGATTCCATGGGCGTAGTGTGCGTCTGGCGTTCTGCCTCCGCTCCAGATTTTGGGGTTTGTGCGCCTGGTTATCGGCTGTCGGCCTGCCAGGCCTGAAGCGACTTTCGTTTCATGTTTGGGATGGTCGCGGCGAGTGCATTGGATGTAGCCACAGTCAACCGGGTCTGGACGGCCGTCTCTTCCGACGCCTGTTCTGATGGTGGAATGCGAGGGTTGACTTGCTCGTGCGGCTATTGGCACGTTCGTCGCGGGCTTGGGCCATCCAGCCCCGCGCGGGGCTGAATCCCCGAGCTACTCATAGGAACCCGGCTGTGAGAGATGACCATCTGCTACGAACTTGTGACGTCCGGCGCTAAGGGGAAAGGGAGCAACGATGCTGTACGGGGCGGAAGAGATCGTGTTCCGGAAGTTTGGGGGTGGGCTGGTGCTGGACGTGGACCCCACAGAGATTGGGGACGACCAGGCGAGCGATGCTTCGAACGTGGACTTCGAGGATGAGACGCTAAGCAAGCGGAAGGGGCGGGTGGCCTACAACGCGGCGGTTGAGGACGCGGAGGGCGTGCTGGGTCTGCACCGGTATTATCCGCGAGATGGGGAAACCGGGTTCTGCCTGGCGGCAATGCGCTTGTCTGACGGCGGAACGGACATCTACGAGGACGACGGCGATGGGAACTTCGTTGCCGCTCTCGACGCGCCGCTGGACGGGGAGACGCCGGTGGACTTCGTGGGGTGGAAGGAGCGGGTGTACGCGGGGAACGGGGTTGATGCGCTCCAGCGCAGAAAGGCGACCGGCGAATGGACCGCGGTGGAGCTGCTGGACACGCCGGCGGAAGCCCCGGTGCTGTCGCTCGCGCGGGCAGCTTTGGAGACGTTCGACAGCAATGAGACGGGGAGCGGAGTGTGGTCGCTCGCAGGGGCGGCGCTGACCACGACGAATGAAGCGACGCTGAAGCGCGAGGGAAGCAACTGCCTGAAGTTCAAGGCCACCGGCGCGGGCGCGCGGGGAAGCCATGTGCACCGGAACTGGAGCTCGGCCCAACTGCTCACTACTGCGCTGGGCGCGAATGTGACCAGCGGTGCAACGAGTATGAGCGTGGGGTCCGTGACGGGCCTGGAGGTTGGGGACCATCTACAGATTCAAGATGAGGTGGTGAAGGTCACTTCGATTACGCCGCCCAGCACGCTGGGGATCGCTCGAGCGCAAGGGGGGACCACAGCGGCGGCTCACAACATGCCACTGACGGTGACGCGGTCCACGCTGGACTTATCCAAGGCGGAATACGTCTCCCTCTGGATCTACAGTGAAAAGCTGGACCTGGTGTTCCAGGTGGGGGTGAAGGACAACACGGGGCTGCTGGATTTTTCGAAGTTCCCGACGTATTCGACGCAACAGAAGGAGACGTGGGTACGCATCCGGGTGCCGTTGACGAGTATCCCGCCCGCGGAACGGACTGCTTCGCCCGGGCTCGGAATCAAGTTCGTGGAGCGACCCACGTCGGTCACGACCTGGAACATCTCGATCTACTTCGACGAGGCGCGGCCAGAAGGGCCGCTGGTGCCGGACCACTACTACTACTACTCGACCTACGCTGAGACCCAGGAGATTAATGGTCGCGAGGTGGTGGTCCGGGAGAGCAATCCCAGTACCGCCGGGGAAATCGACGTGCCCGTGGATGACGCGGCGCTCGGGGTGAGTGTCCAGGTGGGCGGGGTGGCGGACACGGTGAACTACAACCAGATCATGGTGTATCGCCGGCGTCGGGACGGTCCGTTCACGCAGGCGCGGCTGGTCAAGACGTTGGACAACCCGGGCGCGACCACCACCTCGTTCTCCGACACGCTGGGGGATGACGAGATTGCGATTGCGGACGCGGCGGAGCTGGTGGCGGGGAAGATCGACCCACCCATCGCGAAGACCTATGCGGTTGCGAATGCGCGCCTTGCGGCGGGGCATGTGTACCTGGATACGACCGGGGACGGCGACGCCGATCTCTGGTATCCGTGGCGACTGTACCTCAGCCGGTTGGGCTACCCAGAGGAGTTCGGGGGCGGTCAGGAACCTACTGATCCGAATGCGCCGGGATGGCTGGATATCGCCAACCGGGACCACATCTTGCGGCTGGTGGAGTTCGACGGTCAGCTCATTGTGTTCTGCGACCGGGCTATCTACACGCTGGAGGGCTCCGGGTGGGACGACTTCGCGTTCCGAAAGCGCGCGGATGTGGGGCTGGACGCGCGCAATGCCGTTTTGCCCTACGACCGGCTGCTGTTCTTCCTGGCGAGTGACGGAGTGAGGGTGCTGGCGCCCAACCGAAGCCAGGATGGGTTGTTCGAGACGTGGGTGGTGAGCGAGCCGGTGGATAGCCGGCTGCGAGCGATTCCAGCAGAGCACCGCAGCACCACGACGTTTGGCGAGGATGAGCGAGGCCGGCTCCACATCTCCCTGGTGCGAAGCGGGCAGACGACAGCCGACGCGGCGCTGGTGTTCGATCCGACGGCTCCAAACGCGTTGGCACCGGGTGCTACCGCCAACCGCCGGGGGTGGAGCAGTTACTCCAACTGGGGGTTTTCTTGCTTTCACACGCTGAAGCGCGGCGGCGGCGATGCCGGACAACTCCTGGGTGGCGACCCTGCGAACGGCAAGCTCCACTACCTGCAGCGCGACGGGTCTGACATCGCACTAGAGTCCGACCATACGGTCCTGGTCGGGGGGATCTCGGCGGGCGCAACTTCGCTGCTGGTGGAATCCGCGGGCGGGATTCAGACGGGATCCGTGCTGCTGGTCGACAGCGAGCGGATGTTAGTGACGGGTGTGAGCGGCTCTGATGTAGATGTGACCCGAGGTCATGCAGGGACGACCGCGGCCAGCCATGCGGACGAGGCGGACATCTACTGCTCGATCCCCTGGCAGTGGCGGGGGAAGGCCGTGGACGGGGGGCCGGGACGAACGGTGGAGTACGTGTACGTGGGCGGAGAGTTCGATGCCGCGACGGGGACGGCGGTGACCGCGACGCCGGTGCTGGACGGCCTGCCGGCGGCGACGGCGTACATTCTGGCGCTGGGGAGCGCGAGCACAGGGTTTGTGGCGGCACTTCAGCGCTGCGGGGCGCGGATCCGGGGGAGGTTTGCGGCGCTGCAGCTCGCGGGGTCGCAGTCGGTGGCGATGAAGTGCAGGAGTGCGCGGATTGGGCATTACCTGCGGTAG